TTTGTAGCACATTTGTAGCACATAAGTTATCGATGGCAGGCAAAAGCAACCTAAAATAACAAAAGAAAATGATACGTTATGTCATTCAGATATATATTTAGGTGCTGATTTTTCAGATGGTCTAAAACATTGGAAATATATTAAAAGGGTAATGGGACATAATGGTAAATATATTTATTATTATAAAAATGATAAATTAGATGAATTGAGAGATAAAAATAATGCTGCTTTAACAAAATCAATGCATGATTCAACTCCATATTCTGGTAGGACAACATCTTATAAAGATGGTAAACCATATAAAACAGTACTTACTTATGACCCAAATTATAGTGAAGATAGAGCTAAAAAATCTCAAGAAGAGTATAAAAAAGCTCATCGTAAATATAATGCAGAACGTGTAAAAGATGTTCCTAAAAGAACAATAGGAAAAGCTATTAGTTTCATGGCCAATTTATTTAATGGTCATTATGTTTTAAGAATGGAAAAATAAGGGGGTAAAATATTATGGAATTTAATATTGGTTCTAGGTTAAAAAATGCTTGGAACGCATTCCAAAATAAAACTCCTACTTCTGCATATAATTATTATGGTAGTTATGGCGGATCTTATTATAGACCAGATCGAATAAGATTATCTAGAGGTAATGAAAGATCTATTGTTACAGCAATATTTAATAGAATTGCTCTTGATGTAGCAGCTATTAATATTAGACATTGTGAATTAGATAAAGAAGATCGTTTTAAAGCATATAAAGATTCTAAATTGGATAATTGTCTTAATCTAGAAGCTAATATTGATCAAACATCTAGAGCATTTTTTCAGGATGCTGTAATGTCTTTATTTGATGAAGGTTGTGTTGCTTTAGTTCCAGTTGATACAATTGGAGATCCGATTACAACAAATTCATATGATATAATTACTATGAGAACAGGTAAGATAACTACTTGGTATCCTGATAGAGTAACTATTGAATTATACAATGATAGAAAAGGTTTAAAAGAAGAAGTTACTTTACCTAAGTCTTTTGTTGCTATTGTTGAGAATCCATTATATTCAATAATGAATGAACCAAACTCTACTCTTCAACGTCTTATAAGAAAATTAAATATTCTTGATGCAATTGATGAACAATCTGGTTCTGGTAAATTAGATTTGATAATACAATTACCTTATGCTATTAAATCAGAAACTAGAAAAGCTCAAGCTGAAGAAAGAAGAAAAGATATTGAAAGACAGTTGTCTGGTACAAAATATGGAATTGCCTATACAGATAGTACAGAAAAGATTACACAGTTAAATCGTTCAGTTGAAAATAATCTATTAAAGCAAGTGGAATATTTGACGAGTATGCTATATAGCCAGTTAGGTATAACACAAACAATATTAGATGGTACAGCTGATGAACAAACTATGATTAATTATTATTCGCGTACTATTGAACCTATTATTTCTTCATTCACAGATGAAATGAAAAGAAAATTCTTAACAAAAACTGCAAGAACTCAAAGACAGACTATTATGTTCTTTAGGGATCCATTCAAATTGATTCCTTCTGAAAAACTTGCCGAATTGGCAGATAAGTTTACAAGAAATGAAATAATGTCTTCTAATGAATTCAGACAAATTGTTGGAAGAAAACCTTCTAATGATCCTAAAGCAGATATGTTATTAAATAGTAATTTAAATCATTCACCTGATGAGATGAGTAAAGAAAATAGTAATAGTATAGAAGTTAACAGGGAAGGAGGAAATACAGTTGGATAAGGATTATGATTTCGGTGGCTGGGCTACAAAGAATAATATAAAATGTTCCGATGGTAGAACTATTTTAAAAGATGCTTTCAAACAAAATGATGGCCAAAAAGTACCATTAGTTTGGAATCATCAACATAATGATCCTAGTGAAGTCCTTGGTCATGCACTATTAGAAAATAGAGATGAAGGAGTTTATGCTTATTGTAAATTTAATGATACAGAATCTGGTAGAACTGCTAAATCTTTAGTTGCTAATGGTGATGTAGATAAATTATCTATATATGCTAATAAATTGAAAACACACATGAATAATGTTATGCATGGATGTATTAGAGAGGTTAGCCTTGTATTAGCTGGAGCAAATCCAGGGGCGTTTATTGATACAGTAATATCTCATGGAGAGGATTCTGAATCAGAAGAAGAAGGAGTTATTTATACTGATGAGCATATTGAAATGCTACAACACAGTGATGAAGATGAGGATAATAAAAATAAAAATGAGAAAGGAGAAACTAACATGGAGGAAGATCAAAAAGAAATAGAGCATAATGATGAAGAAAAAACAATAGAAGATATTTTTAATACTCTAAATGAAGAACAGAAACAAGCTGTTTATGCCATAGTTGGTCAAGCATTAGAAAAAGGTGATGAGCCTAATGATGAAGGATCTGAAGAAGATCAAAAAAATAATGATGAAGGAGAAGATAACATGAAACATAATGTATTTGATAATGATAATAATGAAGAAGTATTACAACATTCAGAGATATTAGCAAGTGCTATTGCTGATGCTAAAAGAGTTGGATCTTTAAGAGAGAGTGTTATAGAACACGCCGCTATAAACAATATCACAGATATCGGTAAATTATTCCCAGATGCTACTGCATTAAATAAAGAGCCTATAATGGTTGAAAAAGATCAAACATGGGTTGGAAAAATAATAAATACTATTAAGCATACTCCATTTTCAAGAGTTAAAGTAACTATTGGTAAAATGACAGAGCCTCAAGCTAGAGCTAAAGGTTATATCAAAGGAAATAAGAAAGTTAATATTCAAATGGCTGCTCTTAATAGAGTTGTTACACCAACAACTGTATATATCAAAAATGAAATTGATAGAGATGATGTTATTGATATAACAGATTTTGATGTAGTTGCTTGGCAAAAGAGAGAGATGAGAAAAGAATTAGATAAAGAACTAGCATTAGCTGCTTTATTAGGTGATGGTAGAGATATATCTGATAGTGATAAGATCAATGAACAAAATATTATACCAATTGTAAAAGATGTTGATACATTTACAATAAAATATACTATAACAGAAGGAAAAGATTATAAACAAGTTGGTAATAGTGCTTCTGAGAATGATAGCTTCACAAAAGGTATAATAAGAGCTGCTATAAGATCTAGAAAAGAATATAAAGGATCTGGATCACCAACATTTTTCACAACAGAAGATTATTTAACAGATATGTTATTACTTGAAGACCAAAATGGTAGAAGAATATATGAATCTTTGGCTCAATTAGCATTAGCTTTAAGAGTTAAAGAAATCGTAACTATACCAGAAATGGAACAAGAAGCATATTCTGATATAGTTGGTGTTATAGTAAATATGGCAGATTATACTATGGGTGCTGATAAAGGTGGATCTGTAAATATGTTTGATGACTTTGATATAGATTATAACCAAATGAAATATTTAATGGAAACAAGATGCTCAGGTGCATTGACTGTTCCATATTCAGCAATAGTATTAAAGAAAGCAGTTAGTGAAACAAAACCTAACCCAGAAGGATAATCTCAGTTAAAGGAGAATAATTAGCTATGGCAAAATTTTATGGTAAAATAGGCTACATTGATGCTGTTGAGAGTGAACCAGGTTATTGGGAGGAAAAGGCTATTGAACATGAATACTATGGTGATATAATTAGAAATACTAGTAGATATCAACAAAGTGGCCATGTCAATGAAGATATTACTATAAATAATATTATTAGTATTGTAGCTGATCCATATGCTAATGAAAACTTTCAACATATGAGATATGTAGAATGGATGGGTGCTAAATGGAAGATAACAAATGTCGAAGTTCAGTACCCTCGATTATTATTAACATTAGGAGGGGTATATAATGGGTACAAAGAGAACTCGTCTGAATCTTCAGACTAAATTAGAAGAATTATTAGGTTCTAAGCATGTATATTATCAACCTCCTGAAAATTTAAAAATGGAATATCCAGCTATCAGATATTCAAAAAGTGATACAAAAAATATATATGCTAGTAATATTAAATATATATCTAGAGATATATATGATTTGGTAGTAATTGATAAAAAGCCAGATAATCCTGTTATTAAAAAACTTTTAGAATTACCTTATTCAGAGTTAGACAGACATTATGTGGCAGATGGTTTGAGCCATGATATAATAAGAATATTTTATTAAAGGAGGAAATGAATTATGTCTAAATTAGTATGGGATAAGACAGATGAAAGAATCTTTGAGACAGGTGTCCATAAAGGTGTTTTATATCCATTTAATAAAACAACTAAATCTTACGATAAAGGTGTTGTATGGAATGGTTTAACAGGGGTTACAGAATCTCCATCAGGAGCTGAAGCTACTCCTTTATACGCTGATAATATAAAATATTTAAATCTTTTATCAGCTGAAGAATTTGGAGCTACTGTTGAAGCTTATACATATCCAGATGAATTTGCTGAATGCAATGGTGAAGCTAACATAGCTGCAGGTGTTGTTGCTGGTCAACAAAAACGTAAAATGTTTGGTATGAGTTATCAAACAAAACTTGGTGATGCAGATGATCCAGATAAAGGATACAAAATACATCTTATTTATGGTGCTAAAGCTGCTCCATCAGAAAAAGCTTATGCTTCTGTAAATGATAGTCCAGAAGCTATTACATTTTCTTGGGAATTAACAACTACACCAGTTGATGTTCCAAATCTAAAACCAACAGCTTCTTTGACAATAGATTCTACAAAAGTGGATGCTACTAAATTAGCTACTCTTGAAGCTATTCTTTATGGTAGTGAGAGTCAGGAAGCTAGATTACCATTACCAGAAGAAATTGCTGAAATATTTAAAGAAAATAATGAAAACCCAAAAGGGTAATTTAATTGGAGGATCAGCGTAAAGCTGACACCTCCTTTTTTTTATAATTTATAGTTTTGAAAGGAGAATAAATTATGTTATCTAAAAAGATTAAATATACAGATTATAATGGAGTTGAAAGAGAGGAAACTTTCCTATTTAACCTATCTAAGGCTGAACTTATGGAAATGGAATTAGGAACAGCTGGAGGATTAGCAGATATGATCAAAAGTATTGTAGCTGCTCAAGACACACCATCAATAGTAAAAATATTTAAGAAAATAATTCTTAAAGCTTATGGTGAAAAGAGCCCTGATGGTAAGAGATTCCTTAAAGTTGATGAAAAAGGAAATCCACTTTCAATAGGTTTCTCTCAGACAGAAGCATACTCAAATCTATTTATGGAATTAGCTACTGATACTAATGCAGCAATTAACTTTATTAGAGGTATTGTACCAGGAGATATAGATATATCAGATGTAGATCCTAATGAAATGCCTGCAGGTGTAGCTGAAATGTTAAAACAAACATCACCTACACCAACAAATATTACACCAATTGCACCACAATCAAATTCTGGTAACCAATAATAGGAGGATAGAAAGAGATGTTATTATTAACTATTCCAGCTGCTGAATTATTTGATGATAAAACTCAAGAATTTATCAAGACTCCAGAATATAAATTACAAATGGAGCACTCTTTAGTGTCTCTTTCTAAATGGGAATCTAAATGGAATAAACCATTTTTATCTAAGGAACAAAAAACAGCAGCAGAAACAATAGATTATATTAAGTGCATGACAATAACTCAAAATGTAAATCCAAATGTGTATAATAGTTTATCAGCAGAGAATATTGAACAGATTAATAAATACATTGATGAACCTATGACTGCTACTACTTTCCATGAAGTTAATAATACACGTAGTAGAGAAATAATAACTTCAGAATTAATATATTATTGGATGTTTTCACTTAATATACCAATGGAATGTCAAAAATGGCATTTAAATAGATTATTAACACTTATACGAGTATGCAATATTAAAAATACACCTCCAAAGAAAATGAGCAGGAGAGATATAATGAGTAGAAATGCAGCATTAAATGCTGCACGTAGAAAGAGATTAAATTCTAGAGGATAAATAAGGAGTAAATTATGATAACATTCAGACAAAAGGGTGATTTCTCTAAATTGAATAGCTATTTAGAGCGAGTTAAAAATGTTGTAAAATTAAGCAAGCTCGATAAAATAGGTCGAGAAGGTGTAGCAGCCCTTTCGTCTGCTACTCCAAAAGATACTGGTAATACTGCTAGTTCATGGTATTATGAAATAACTAGACAAAATGAATCGGTATCTATAACTTTTAATAATTCAAATGTAAATGATGGTGTTCCGATAGCCATAATTCTTCAAACAGGGCACGGTACCCAAAATGGCGGTTGGGTAGAAGGTCGAGATTATATTAATCCAGCTATTCAACCTATATTTGATAAAATTGCTGAAGAAGCGTGGGAGGAGGTTACTAAGTTATGAGCAAAACAATTGATGAAAAAGTCGTCGAGATGCGTTTTGATAATAAACAGTTTGAAAAAAATGTTAAAACTACATTATCAACACTTGATAAATTAAAAGCTAAATTAAATTTAACTGGTGCTTCCAAAGGACTTGAGGAAGTTAGTAAAGCTTCTAAAAAAGTTGACTTTTCTAATATGGAAAACAGTCTTGCTGCATTGGAAAAGCGATTTTCTGCAACTGGTATAGTAGGAATGACTGTCATACAGAATCTTACTAATGCTGCTATAAATTTTGCTAAACAAATAAAAAGTTTTAGTATAGGAGGAATTATTGAGGGTGGTAAATCAAGAGCCACAAAGATTGAAAATGCTAAATTTCAGATTAAAGGTTTACTTAGAGATTATAAAGATGCACAAGATCGTTTAGACGATATTATGGCTGATGTTAATTATGGTGTTGAATCAACTGCATATGGTCTTGATGCAGCAGCTTCAGTTGCAGCTCAATTAGTTGCTTCAGGTATGCAAGCTGGTGATGGGATGAAGGCTGCACTTAGAGGTATTTCAGGTGTTGCTGCTATGACAAACTCTACTTATGAAGATATAGGTAGAATATATACAACAGTTGCAGGTAATGGTCGTCTTATGGGTGATCAATTGCTTCAACTTTCTGCAAGAGGTATGAATGCAGCAGCTGTATTAGCTAAATCTTTAGGTACAACAGAAGCTAAAGTTAGAGAAATGACTTCTAAAGGTAAAATTAGTTTTGAAATGTTCTCTAAAGCTATGGATGATGCATTTGGTGAACATGCTAAAGATGCTAATAAAACTCTTAATGGTGTTATTTCAAATATTAAAGCAGCATTAGCAAAAATAGGTGCCGATTTTTATGGGCCACTAATTGCCGAAAATTCTCCTTTAGTATTATTTTTAAATAGTGTTAGAGAGAGAATAAATGAAATAAGAAAAACATTAACTCCTATAACTAAAGAAGTTACTGATAGAATAAATAATTTTATAACAGCATTAAATAAGTTATTTACTGATAAAAATTTATTTGGGTATAATCCATTGGCTAATATGGCTGAAAAGATTCAATCTATTAAAGATGTTCTTAATGGGGCAACAGCTCCTATAAAGAAAGCAGCTGAAATATTTGATAAAGCTGGACATAGTTTAAAAGATTATGAAAAATTAGTGGATGAGATTATATATGGTAAATGGAAAAATCAGCCAGTTAGACAAAAGTTGCTAGAAGAAGCAGGATGGAACTATTATAGAGCTCAAAATATGGTTAATGAAAGGTTAGGTAGTAGTTTCAGATATGCTGACAAATATGTTCAAGCAACTGAACAAGCAACTACATCTACTACTGAATTGGCTGTTGAAGTAGAAAATCTTTCTGATGAACAAATGCATAATATGGGATTTACTGAAGAACAGATAGAAGCATTTAATGAATTAAAGAAAATGGCAAAGAAAACTGGTATACCTATTAAAGAACTTATAGAATTAATAAGTACTAAAGATGGTAAAGATAATTCTGTATTTAGCACAAGATATTTATTATTAAATTCTTTAAAGAATATTGGATTTACTTTAGTTAGTATATTTAAATCAATAGGTAAAGCTTTTGGTGAAGTATTTAATGTTAGTACAGAAGGTTTATTTGATTTAATAGCGGCATTTCATAAATTAACAGCTATTATTAGAGATAAAGTTGAGAAGAATGCTGAAAATTTAACAAGTACATTTAAAGGTTTATTTTCAATAATACATTTAATTACTACTATAATTGGTGGGGCATTTAAAATTGGTCTAAAAATTGTAAATAAGGTATTAGAGTCTTTTGGTCTATCATTATTAGATGTTACTGGAATTATAGGTGAAGCTATTTATCGTTTTGAACAATGGATAACATCTAATGAAACCATAGTTTCTATTGGTAAAGCTTTTATAGAAGTATTAGCAGCGATTATTAAGTATGTTGTAGCTGTAGCTGGTGCTATTAAAAATTGGGTGTCTCAAAATAAAGCTATAATATCTTTTGTTAATAAGATTAAAATTGCTTTTGATAAATTAGGCGGTTCTATGGATTCTTGGATAAAAGGATTAAAAGAAACTGATAATATACCTAAATATATATTTGGTGGCCTAATCAATGGTATTAAAAATTATGGTCCTAAAGTTTGGGATGCTATTATAGAAGTAGCAAAAGGTATAGTAACATCTATATGCGATGTATTACAAATACATTCACCTTCTAGAGTTATGTTCGCTATAGGTGGATTTATTATTGCAGGTCTTGCTGCAGGTATGCTTTCTGGTTCTACTGGTTTAAAGGATACAATAAAAGGAATTGGTTTAGAAATAGCTAAATTCTTTAGGGGAATAGATTTAGGTAATATCATTGCAGTTAGTATTGCTGGTGGAATTATTTATATTGCAAAAAGAATGTTAGACTTGGCCAATAAATTAGTTACGCCAATAGTAGCATTGTCAAATGTTTTAGATGGTCTTGCATCAGCATTAAGTGGTATTGGAGAGGCAGCTGAAAATTTTGGTAAATCTATGAAATACCAAGGAATAGCTGCTATTATTAAAAGTATAGCTATTTCTATAGGAATTCTTGTTGCTGCTTTATGGATAATAGGTCGAATGGATCCAAAGCAATTAAATCAGGGAATTACCTATTTAGGTATTTTAGCTGGAGCATTGGCAGGCTTTATTGTACTACTTACAATATGTTCTAAATGGTTATCAAAAATTAAATTACCAGATATGGGCAAAATACTTGCAGCTACATTAGGTATTGCTGTAGGCATGTTTATTATGGCAAAAGCTCTTAAAAATGTTTCTAAAATAGATCCTGATAAAATATGGGTAGCTATAGGTGGTTTAATGGCTTGTGCTGTTGCTATGGCATCATTAATAGGTACTTTAGCTGCTGTAACTGAATTACTAAAAGGTACTAAAAATACCGAAAAAATGGGTAAAGTATTTATGAAAATAGCATTTAGTATGTTAATAATATCTGTTGCTCTACGTATGATGTCAAAAGTACGACAAGAAGATTTAGATAAGGCTGGAAATATAGCTCTTGCTATTTGTGATTTTTTAGGTATTTTAGCAATAATTAATAAACTTTCAGATAATAGTATAACAAAATCAGCAGATACTATAAAAGCTGTTGGTATTGCATTATTGTTATTAGTTATAACTATGAAATTAGCTGGAAGTTTAAAAAAAGAAGATTTCTTAAATGGTATAAAAGTTATAGGGGTATTTAGTTTACTATTATTAGCTATGATGGGCATATCAAAATTATTTAAAGAAACAGAAATGATTAAAGTGACAGGATCAATATTAATGGCTGCAGTTGCTATTGGTATATTAGCTGTTATAACTAAATTGATGGGTAACATGGATCCTGATGAAATGAGAAAAGGTTTAATATGTGTTGGCATATTGAGTCTTATAGTAATGGCTTTAATACTAGTATCAAAACAAAGTGCATCTTTACATGGTACAACATTAATGGGTGTGGCTTTGGTAATAGCAGCTATGGGTGCAATGGTATTTTTATTAGGGCAATTAGATCCAGAAAAAGCTAAAAATGGTTTAGTAGCTGTTGGATTTATAACAGCATTTGTAGCAGCATTAATAAAAGCTGCTAAAAACTTTGATCCAGGAACCAATGCAGTTAAAACTTTAATTACTTTAACATTTATGCTTGCTCTATTGGCTGTAGCATTAATTGGTTTATCTTTTATTGATCCGAAAAAATTAATGGCTTCTACTGGTTCATTAGTGGCTGTTATGTTATCACTTGCTGCTGTAATAGCAGTTGTTGGCAAAATGAAAGTTGGAAAAGGGGTATTTAAGACACTTATTATAATAACACTAGTATTAGCAGCTATGGCAGGTATACTTGCTTTATTATCACAGGTACCAAATATAGAAAAGGCCATTTATGGAGCTATTGGTATAGCTATATTATCTGGAACATTGATACTAATGGTGTCTGCATTGTCAAAAATGGATGGTAGAAAAAATATTAATAAGAAATTTATAATTGCTTTATATTCATTAATACCATTATTAATAGGCATAGCAATTGCTTTAATGGTTGTTGGAAATACTCAAAATGCTATCCAAAATGCTATAGCTTTAGGTATATTACTTGGTACTATGACAGTTGTACTAGCAGCTGTTAGTGCTATAGGTAAATATTTAGGTAGTGGATTATTAGCTGGTGTTCTTGGGTTATTAGGAATAACAGTTGCATTAATTGGTGTTGCTGTTGTATTATCAAAAATGGATAATTTACAAAATGCTGTAACAAATGCCAAAGCATTAGCTTTATTATTAGCAGCTATGAGTTTATCATTATTAATAGTTGGTGCTATAGGAACAAATTGGATTGGTATTTTAGCTGGTGTTGTTGGTTTATTAGCGATAATTGGTGAATTATTTTTAGTAGTAAACATTTTACAGAAAATGGAAGGATTATCTAATGCTATACCAAATGCTATAGCTTTAAGTATATTATTAAATGCTATGTCTACAGCTTTACTAAAATTAGGTTTAATAGGTCCATTGGCATTAATTGCAGATGCAGCAATTTATGGTTTAATAGGTGCTATAACAACTATTGGTATATTAGCTACAGCTGTTGGTGCTATTATGGATAAATTCCCAAAACTACAAGATTTCTTAAACAAAGGTTTACCAATATTAGAGCAAATAGCTTTGAGCATAGGTAAAATCCTTGGTAATATAGTTGCTGGATTTATGGGTAGTGTCGCTGATGAATTAGCTAATGTTGGTCAAAAATTATCTGATTTTATGATCTCGGCTATGCCATTTATTGTTGGAGCTCAAATGGTGAATGAAAATGTTGTTAATGGAGCTAAATATTTAGCAGTTTCTATATTAGCATTATCAGGTGCTAATCTTATTGATAGTATTACAACATTGTTAAGTAAGGGTAAATCATTTAGTGAATTAGGTACAGAGTTATCTAAATTTATTTTAAATGCAATGCCATTTATAATGACTTTATCTATAGTTAAACCAGAAACTTTAGAGGGAGCTAAAAGTCTTGCAGATGCATTATTAGTATTTACAACTAGCGGACTAATTGATGCTCTTGGAAGTAAATTATTTGGCAATATTAATTATAGTGCCCTTGGAAGTAAATTAGGTGCACTTGGTACAGGATTAAGCAGTTTTGTAAACAATCTTTCAGGTTTTACTGAGGATAATCTTAACATGATTAAAATTGCTTGCGATGGAATAAAGGCTTTAGCTGAAGCAGCAAAATCAATACCATCATCAGATGGAGTGTGGCAAAAAATTGTAGGTGAAAAGGATCTAAGTACATTTTCTAACAATTTCCCAAAACTAGGTACTGGTATTGCACAATTTTCTAAAGCATTATCTGATGGTGGATTCAGTGGTAATAATATTCCAGTAGTTAAATCTGCAGTTGAAGTTCTTGAAGGTATAGCAAAAGTAAATAATATGGATATGAATAAAATGGTTGAACAAATTAATACACTTGGTGACAAATTAACTGACTTTGGTAAGAAAGTTGCTGGTTTCGTATCTAGTTTAAATAATACATCTGATAGTGATTTAAAGGCTGCAAGTGGTAAAGTAGATACAATAATACAAATAGCTCAAAAAATGGCAAGTTTCAACTCAGAAGCTTTAGAGAGATTTAGTAATGCATTATCTACATTTGGTACAGAAACATTAAAAAATTTTGTAAATGCATTAAATAATCAAGATATTAAGAGTGAAGCAGTCAATGCTATTACTGATTTAATAAATAAACTTATAGAAGCTATAGATTCAAAGAATGATAATGTTAAAACAAGTGCTACTAATATTGTAGAAACAGCAACTAAAGCATTAGAATCAGGTGATCATACAGATAGAGCTATTAAAGCAGGTTTAAATTTATTAAATGGTTTTATAGATGGTATGGACGATAAAGATGGACGTGTATGGAAAAAGGCATATTCAGTTGGTAGTATGGCAGTGGACGCAATTAATAAAGCCACTGATGAACATTCACCATCTAAAGAAACATTTAAAACAGGTAAGTATTTTGACCAAGGATTTATTAATGGCATTAAATCGTTAGAGGATAAGATTTATAGTCAAACTTATGGTGTTGGTGATAAAGCAAGAATTGGATTAGGAAGGGCCATTAAAGGAGTTTCTAATTTAATTTCTGAAGGAATAGATGATGAATTTACTATTAGACCGGTTTTAGATTTGAGTGAGGTTCAGTCTGGAGCTGCTGCTATAAATGGTATGTTAGGAGTTCCTTCAGTTGGTGTTTCAGCTAACTTAAATGCTATAAGTACAGGTATGAGAACATACCGTCAAAATGGCGGAAACGATGTTGTGTCTGCTATAGATAAACTTGGTAAAAATCTTGGTAATACAACTGGTGACACATATAATATTAATGGAATCACTTATGAAAATGGTTCTGAAATACAAGAAGCAGTTAGTACATTAATAAGAGCTGCTAGAATTGAAAGGAGGACGTAGGTATGCCTAGAGAAGGTGATAGATGGCATGTAGCCAGAGGTGATTGTCTTTGGAATATTGCACGTGCAGTATATAGAAATGGAGCTAGGTGGCCTGAAATAGCTTCTGCTAATGGATTGGCTACTAGTGGAAATCCAATAATTTATCCTGGTCAATTGCTTAATTTACCAGGTATAACAAGCGGTGCACCAGCTTCGGCTCCTGCGCCTGCTCCAAAACCACAAGTTACAAGAGCTAATATCGATTGGATGGCTTTGACATCTGGTTCAGAAAGAGAGATGCTAGCCATATGGTCATATAATAATCATGAAAGATTTTGGACTAGATGGGAACAATGGGATAATGCAGGCCATTTAATAATGATCACAGAAAATAAAAATGCTGAATTCCATGATGAAATTAGACAATCAATTGAAACTGGTAAAACAACTGAAGGATGGAATATAATTCGTTTCAGTGTTAGACCTGTAGATAAAGATGGTAATCCATTAGCAAACACAGATTGGGCATGGAGAGAATATGACTTTAGAAATAATCCACCTCAGTTACCACCAGATCCAGAATTTAATATTAATAATCAGAATAAAGCAACTATTACATTTAATAATATTGATAAAAATATTAATGCTGATTCTATTGAAATTGCTATATATCAAGATAACACTATTAAATATAAAACAGCCAAAGTAGCAATTAATACTGAAACTCATTATGCAAAATATATACAAGATGTTGATCCTGGTCATGAATACAAAGTAAGAGCTAGAGCTGTTCGAGGCAATATATATGGTGGATGGACAAATTTTACTTCTAATATTATGTCGTTACCAGTAGCACCATCTGAGATAACTACTTTAAGACCTCAAAAGATTAGTGAACAACAAGCTGTTACTTATGGTGTATTAGTTGAATGGCCAAAAGTAGAGACAGTTAAAAAATATCAAGTACAATGGACTACAGATTTAAAATATTTTGACACCCCAACTGATACAGAACCTCATGAACAAGATACAAAAGAAGGACAAGGTTCTAGGCTATTAATAACTGATATAAATAAGGGTCATGAATATTTCTTTAGAGTTAGATCATATAATGATCAAGGATACTCAATGAATTGGACACCTATTAAATCTGTTATTTTAGGTACAGTTCCATCTGCTCCGACAACATGGAGTAATGTTACTTCTGCTGTATTAGGTGAAGATCTGAATTTATATTGGAAACATAATTCAACTGATGAATCATTAGAAACTTTTGCAAAAATTCATATAACTGTTATAGATTCAGCACATCCAGAATTAGAACCAATGGAAGAAACTATAGTTATTGAAAATACTAAACCAGAAGAAGAAAGAGATCAAAACAGTGTTTATACAATTAATACTAGTGATCCTAAATGGTCTGGTTTATTAGGAGAAGGGTTTATAATTAAATGGAAAGTTCAAACTGCTGGGGTTATTAGCGACTATAGTGATTGGTCTATAGAAAGGGAGGTTAATGTATATACTCAACCAACTCTTGAATTAGACCTTACTAATAAGGATGGAGTACCTATTGATGAAGTAGATGGATTTCCATTTCATGTAAGTGTACTAGCTAGACCTGTTACACAAAAACCAATAAGCTATTATATTGAAGTTATAGCTAATGATGGTTATAATACAGTTGATAATGTTGGTGAAGTGAAAGTCGTAAATCCTGGAGATAAAGTATATCAAAGATACTATGATCCAGAAAGAAATGCATGGAGATTTCTATTAGGGATGACTCCTGCGATTATAGATTTAAAAAGTGGTATAAACTATACCATCAATGTTACTGTATCTATGGATTCAGGTTTAAGTGCTGTTGCTACTAAAAATTTTAATGTATCTTTAGATGAAACCGGTTATAGTCCTTATGCAAATATTATTATAGATAAAGAAACATTAACAGCAAGTATACACCCATATTGTATGGAAAATTATGAAGATAATGGTGAAGTAAAACAACGTCTATCAGAAAATTGTACATTAGCTGTATATAGAAGAGAATATGATGGAACTTTTACAGAAATTGCTACAGAGATTGAAAATGCAGAAAATACTTATGTAGTAGATCCACATCCATCGTTAGATTATGCTAGATATAGAATAGTAGCAAGAGTTAATGAAACTGGTACTATATCTTATTGTGATGTAAAAGCAGTTAAGGTTGGAGAACCTTCTATAGTTATTCAATGGTCTGAGAAATGGTCTAAATTTGATTATGACCCAGATGAAGATAACTTAGAAGTTCCTTGGGCAGGATCAATGTTAAAACTACCATATAATGTAGATGTATCTGAAAATAAAAATCCAGATGTATCTTTAATCGAATATGCTGGTAGAAAACACCCAGTTAGTTATTATGGCACACAAATAGGTGAATCTGCTAGTTGGAATACTGAAGTACCAGTTGAAGATAAAGAGACTTTATATGGTTTAAGAAGATTGTCTAGATGGACAGGTGATGTTTATGTTAGAGAACCTTCTGGAACTGGATATTGGGCTAATATAACTGTATCTTTAAATATTAATCATTTAGAGGTTACAATACCAGTTTCATTCTCAATTAAGAGAGTGGAAGGAGGTATGTAATATGGCTAAAATAGATTGGTCTGACTCAATGGAACAAACTTTTGAATATTATGAAGTTGATCCAGTATCATGGAAAGATATAAAACCTTTAGATATGGTTAAAAATAGTACCGTCAAAAGAGATGACGGAGTTGATACCCTAGGCTCTGCCACCATTGATATTAACGATACACTTGGAGAATGTTATATAAGAATTTATCTAATAATACGTCAAAATGGCGCAAAATTTAAGATTACTTTAGGGACATTCTTAGTACAAACACCGTCAAGTTCTTATGATGGTAAAAATAGAAATGTTTCAATGGATGCATATACATCATTACTAGAACTTAAAGAAAATCCACCACAATTAGGATTTGCATTATTAAAAGGTGAAAATATTATGAGACAAGCATATTTAATTGTTAGAGATAATTGTAGGGCTCCAGTTGTAGAGACTACATCCGATAAGACTTTGCAAGATAATTTTGTTGCAGATCCTAATGAAAATTGGCTTAGCTATATATCAGATTTAATAGCCCAAGCTAACTATAGATTATATTTAGATGAAGAAGGAAAAATATTATTTGCTCCTATTCAGAAGATTGATGAATTACAGCCAGTATGGACTTATAATGATGATAATAGTTCAATACTTTATCCAGATGTAAGTATGCAACATGATTTGTATGGTATACCAAATGTTGTAGAAGTTGTATGCTCAACAGGTACTAAAGAATATACAGCTAGAGTTGTTAATGATGATCCAAATAGTCCTACATCAACAGTTAATAGAGGTAGAGAAATATTACATCGAGATACAGAACCAAATCTTCCTGGTTTTCCTACCGAAGAACAAATTGATGAATATGCTAAACACTTATTAGAAACATTATCTTCAGTAGAGTATCAAATAAGTTATACTCATGGATATTGTCCAGTTAGAGTTGGTGATGCTATTAGATTGAATTATAAAAAAGCTGGTTTAAACAATATTAAGGCTAAAGTTATAAGTCAATCTATCAAATGTGAAAATGGTTGTTCAGTAAGTGAAACAGCTGTATTTACAAAGAAATTATGGAACTAGAAAGGAGAACGTTATGGCTTTATCACAGGATCTTATAAACCAATTTGTTAAATTAACAGATAAAGAAGAAAAACCTAAAGAAGTTACAGTTAATGGTACTTATAGGATGATAAATGGTGAAGAATATGTACAGATTGATGGTTCAGAGATTTGGACACCAGTTACTTCTACTGTAGAAGCTGAAACTGGAGAACGTGTTAAAGTAATGATTAAAAATCATACAGCAACTGTAACTGGTAATATAAGTTCTCCTTCAGCTAGATCAAAATCTGTTAAAGATTTAAAAGATGAAGTTGATGAACAAGGTAATACTATTAAACAATTAGATAACACAATAGAACAACAAGGCAATAGTATTATACAAATAGATAATAATATTAAACAAGTTAATAATGATATTTTACAAGCTAATAATGCTATTAATCAACAGGGTAATATTATTAAACAATTAGGTAACGAAATAAATCAACAGGGTGATGTTATTGATAGTATGAATAATGATATTACTGCTAATAGCAATGAAATTACAGCTATTAATAATACTATTGTTCAACAAAATAATACCATAACTCAACATGGTAATACAATTGAACAGCAAGGTAATGTTATCAGACAACAAGGAAATGAAATAAACCAACATGGTAATAAAATTGATCAATTGGATAATGATATTAATCAACAAGGTAATGCTATTACACAAATTAATAATAAGATAGTTCAACAAGATAATGTTATTCAACAACAGGGTAATATTATAGACCAACAAGATAATATTATAACTGAGCATGGAAATAATATTACAATATTAAATAGTGGATTTAGTATTATAGATGGTGTATTAGTCGGATTAAGTCAAGCTATAATTGATGAATTAAAAACTAAACATTTAGATGCAGAATATGCTACTATTGATTTTGCTAATATTAATATGGCAGCTGTTACTAAGTTACTTACTGAATCTGGTATCATTAAAGATCTAGTAGTGCAAGAGGGCAAAATAACAGGCGAATTAGTTGGTGTTACAATTAAAGGTGATTTAATTAAAGGTAATACTATTGCTGCTGAAAAACTTGTTGTTAAAGGCTCTGATGGTTTATATTATAAATTAAATATAGATGGTCTTAATAATATTAGTACAGATCAAGCTTCAAAATTTGTATTATTAGATACAAAACCAGAAGATTGGGAATCTAATTATAAAGATTATTATACCATACAAAACAATGAATATATTCATCTTACTGGTGATGAAGCACCAACATGGGCATCTAATACTTATTATAAACTAAGTTCAACTTATGAATCAGGTTTAGATGGTGCTAACATAGTTGCTAAATCTATTACTGCTGATAAAGTATCAGTAACAGACTTAGTTGCATTTGGTGCTACGATAGGTGGTTTTAATATTT